CCGACGGGATCGAGCCGTTGACCACGACGCTGGTGACGGCCGCGCCGGTAAGCGCTCCGTTCAGCGTCATCTGGCCAAGGTTCACGTCGGCCACCACAGCACCGAAGACGTCAGCCGTAGCGCCGGAAGTGCCGCCGCTGATGGTGCTGTTGTCCGTGGGGACGGAACCAGTGAGCATAGGTCCGATCCACATCTCGCCGGTCGCGCCGTAGTCCTGCAGCCGCACCAGCTTCGCCGTACCGGCCGGGGAGGTGAAGGTGAGCGTCTCTCCGACCTGGAACGGCGGGGTGCCGCCCTCGTTGTCGTAGAAGAAGCGGTAGCCAAGCGGACCAACCAGCACGCGGTCCTCGCCACTGACGAGGCCGAGCACCGTGAAGGTGACGTTGTTGGGCGTAGTACGGGTTCGCGTCCAGGCCGGTCATGATGTCGGCAGCGGACAGGTCCGCGTACTCGACACCGAAACCGTATGCGCCGATCAACGCAGAGCCGGTCGAGGCGCCGCAGAACGGCTTCGAGACCGGGCGCTCCGTAGCGGTGCTCGAGGTCGTCGCAGACGCAGCGTCCGGGGACGACTGGGAGATCGCAACAGCGTTGCCCGGAGGGGAACCGGTCAGGAGCTGAATCCAGACCTTGTTCGAGCCGTTGTCCGCCAGAACCTGGCCTGTGCCGCCAGTCCACGTCAGGGGGTAGCCCTCATCGAACGTACCGGTCAGACCGGAGTACGGGATCTCGTGCGTGATGCCGCGGAACAGCTCGCCGTTCAGGCCGAACAGCGTCGAGGCCGAGCCGTCGCGCGTCAGCCACTTCATCCGCTCGTAGAACTGGTTGATCGTGTAAGCCGCCCGGTCCCACGACACGTAGAAGTACTCGTCCGCCGTCGAGTCGTTGTTGACGTCGATGTGGACATAGCCTTCCGTCGGAGTGATGGTCGTCCAGCCGCTCACCGTGCCTTCTGCGGTCGGGTTGTTCAGGTCGGTCGAGTCAGCAAGCGCAAACACGTTGTTGCCGCGCGACGTGCCGTTGATCGAGAACTCCGCATAGGTCTTGCCGAAACGACGGCAGGTACCGAGCAGGCGGCGGCCGTCGATGTCAGCCGCGGCGGTGCGGGTCTTGAGCATGAACCGGTGCGAGATACCGGCCGTGGCGTCAGAGTTCAGGCCGCCGGATGCCGTGTTCCACCAGTCGTCGGCCAGCACAGCGCCGTTCTGGATGACCTGGATCAGGACGTCCGAGTTACCGAAGTTGACGATACCGTCGTAGTAGGTGTTGCCACCGTCCTGGACGATGGAGCCGTCATACAGGTGCTCGGCCGCGTTGTCGTCAATGTTGTAGCCATTGAGCAACGTGATGTAGTTGTCCGTCGCGCGATCAGACGGCGCGGCGTCAGTGATGTCGAGCTCGTCGTTGCCGGCATAGCTAGCATCGTCTGCCAGGCCCTGCAGCCAACGGTGGAACTCGATGACCGTGGCGTACGACGGCGTCGTGCCACCAAAGCGCACGTGGTCGTGCCCAATGTAGCGGATGTTGCCCGTTTCGCGGTCAACGCTCCAGTCAGCTGCAACAATGGCCATTTCTTACCTCCGTCAGGGAGCAACTTCGCGGGTCACTTCCTTCTTGAGAGTGACCTTGCCTTCGAGCAACCGGGTTACGACCCCGGTCGGGGATTCAAGTTCTAGATCGTACACTGCCGACGCGAAGGTTAGATCCTTCGTCGTGGCAGGAGGAACAAGCAGCTGGATGCTCCCCTCAGACCCACCGAGGACGATGGTGCCGTCGGTGTCAGTCAAGGCGAGAATGACCGTGGTGTCGGCGAGCGACTTCCGGATGTGCATGCGGGCGCTGTAGCCTACAAGCGACACCGGGGGGTTGTAGACCAACGTGCCGCCGCTGCGGTACGTCCCCAGCGACGAGGCGTCCGTATCCAGCAGCTTAAACGTAGCAGTATCGATGCGCTGGGCGCGCAGCGTGTCCGCCGGAAACCGCATCCCTTTCACGTTCTGGATCCGGACCGGGATCACGTTCACGGGGAGATCGTGCGCAGGGGCGGTCACCACGGCAGGGGCCGTGGAGGTGACGTTCGTGATCGCCCGCATCTCCTGGCCGTGATACCAGGTGAGGAGGTAATCAAACGTGCTGCCCTGTAGGATCTCGAGATCGATCTGCGCTGGCATCAGAGGCCCCCGTAAGCGACGACGCGCACCTTGTGCTCGCGCCGAGTCCGTTCCTGCCTGGCCTGTTCGCAGTACCGCGTGAACTCTGCGCCGAACCGCTCAGCGAGCTTGTCGTTGCGCGCTTCGGTGTCCTGCTTGCTGTACGCCAGGTGCTTCATCCACTTCAGGAGGTACTCATGGTGCTGCTCGTGGACCTCCGCGATCTGTGCGCCCTTGCCCGTCAGGCGCCTGAGCGGCAGCCGATAGACGATCAGCTGAAGCGTGTCGTCGACCAGCGGCACGTTGATCAGACGCGCGCGGTCCTGCTCCATGTCCGTCACCATGAACCGGACCTCGCCTGGCGTGCCGTCGATCCGCGGCGGCTTCGGCACGCCGTAGTCGTACGACCCGACGTAGGAGTCGAGGTCCGCGTGGTTCACGATGGCCACCGTCCTGCCGTTTGACAGCAGGCTGGCGCGCCGGATGGATAGGAGAAGAGGGCTCAGGGAGACCCACGGATCGCCGGTCGAGATCGGGATCTGTGTTACGTCAGACGAAGCGTCTGCTATGCCTCCCTGGAGCCGAACGAACTGCTTGTACGCCGCATCCATGTACTGAAAGACTTCGGTGTCCGACCACAGGTAAGGTTCCCTCGCGTCGAAAACGTCTGCCCGGAAGCGGGTATACAGTTCGGTCGTGTCCATTACTCAACCTTGAAGCCGTTGACATCCAGTTCGCCGCGCGCCATGCGCTCGGACCGATCAGTCCACACAGCCTGGACTTCGCGCTTGTCGACCTTGTAGTCGACCAGCTTCGAAACGGCCTCCGACTTGGGAACGCCGGAAGCGGCAAACGAGTCGCGGTGATTCTCCGCGACCAGCAGGTTGATCGCATCCAGGATCTGTTGATCCCGGAGCAGTTTGTCGGCGGGGCCGGTGTTGGGGCCTTTCGGCTCCTGCGGCGTGATGTCGACCTCCCCGTCTACGGGGTCCGCACCAATGGCCACCGCGTCGGCGACGATTGAGGGAGCGACGTAGACCGGAACGCCTGCCTGGAACATCACAGAGTGACCTTTCGTTGTCGACAACCAGTAGTTGCGACGCAAGACCATCATTGGCATTGTGGAACTCCAGTGGGCAGAAGGAAACCGGGGGGCCGAGGCCCCCCGGGTATTGCTCTATTACACCACCTGATCGGCACGGCCGTCGATGATGTACGACACATTGACGCGGGCCTTGCCCTGCGTCGCGTCCAGATCGGCGAACGAGAACGTCAGGCGAACCGCGAGGCCGCTCACGTTCTTGTAGCCGGTGGGCACGAGCGCCGTGCGGGCCGCGGTCTTCAGGGTCGTCGCACCGAGGTAGCGAACCGCCGAGCCGCTGTCACCGACGGACACCGTAGCGGCGCCCGTGGCGTTGAACAGCGTATCGACGATCAGCTCGCCGCCGACAACGATGGCACCCGGCGGAAGCTGGAGCACATCTTTGGCGTCGGACGCCTCGAAGCCGGTGACAGTTCCGGCCGAGTTGGCCATCGTGTCATCGAAGTTCCACTCGAAAGTGGCGACAAGCGGCACTTGCGCCGCGCGGGTTGGATTCAGCTTTGCCATTTATGGGCCTCCGTTACTGTGCGGCGTAGCAGCTGATCACGCCGAAGTCCTGCGTGGTGTTGCCGCTGTAGATCGACTTGAACTTCGGCTTCAGGAAGCCAAAGATCTTGCCGACGGAAATGCCCTGCTGGTTCTCGTAGTCGAAACCTTCCTCGACCCACGTCGGGGCACCGATGTCGGCCATGCCGAGCGCCTGCGCACCAGCGAACAGGATCTGGCAACCGTCCACCAGACCGCCTGAACCCCACTTCGAGCCGCTGGCAGCGCCGGCGGTGTTGAAGACGTGGCGGAACTCGTGGAAGTACATGCCGTCGATCTTGATCGTCGAGCCGGTGAACAGCGGGTTCTTCGAGCCGCGCTCCATCGCATGACGGACGTTCAGCATGAACGTGTCGTCGAGCTTCAGCTTGGCCATGGCCTGCGGCGTCAGGAAGACGTGGAACGTCTCCTCTCCGTCGCCGTCCTTCACGCCGCGGATGTACTGGTCCTTGGCATACGCCTTCAGCTGGACGAACAGCTCCCACATCGGGGTGTCGGTAGCGGCGACGTCAGCGGTCGCAGCGCCCGAGGTGATGAGGGTCTTCGTCGCACCGTTGACGTCCCAGCGAACCACGCGCTGCGAAGTCGGAGCGGCCACGTCAGCGGCGTACTCCAGGAACGGCAGATCCGAGCCTACGCGCGGAGCACCGTTGTTCTTCAGCGTGTACGCCTGTCCCGACATCGTCAGGAAAGCCAGCTGGTCGATACGGTCGGCCATCCAGTAGGCCAGCACGTCGCGCGAATTCTCGCGGAAGCGCACGACCGACTTCTGGTCAGCCATACGGCCTTCGTGACGGTTCGCATGACGGACCTGGTCGATCCGGATCACTTGATCCGAAGTCTGCAGGGCCTCTTCATTGCCTTCCAGGGTGCGGTCACCAGCCACGCCATCGCCGACCAGGTCGGAGAGCAGCGTGATGACGGCGCGCGCGCCTTTTTCGGACTTCGTCAACTCGTCCACGTGCGTAATGACGCTGTTCGCGCCCTTCGACAGGAACT